ATTATTTTAGAGCAACTAAAAACAGAAAGTTCTTCTAAACTTTCAACTAAACTACAAGAAATTAATTCAAATAAATATTATCTTGTTAGTGATACTGCAGTATTTGAATTACTAAAAGATTGGGGATACCAATTATGTGATAGTATTAATGAAGACTATATATTTCAATTTAAAAACAATTAATAAATATGACAACAGCTAAAGACGTAGAACAAAAAATACACAGCCACGAAGAGATTTGTGCTGAGCGTTATCAAACTATTCATCATCGTTTAGATAGGATCGAAGCTATGTTAAACAAACTTATATGGGCATTAGTTGCTGGTTTTATCGGACTACTTGTTACTACAATCTCTAGCGAAATTAAAGCAGAAGAAGCAGAGCTTCCTCAGTTAATGGCTACACCTACTGACGTAGGTTTTATTTATTTGTCTGTAGATCCATGTCCTCAACAGATGGGTCCGTTCTATGAATACTTTACTGTTGCTACTGAAGAAAACCATGCACCACATTTAGGTTGCTGGAATGTAGATGGACCTTTAGTTATTGTATGGTGGTTTGAATTAGATGAACCAGTATCATATGATAAAGCAGAATTTAAACCTTGGCAAGGACCTGCACCTGAGTTATGATTAAAAAGATTATTAAATTTTTTACAGGAGAGTTTATAGATGAGTTATTTAATATGGATAGTAATAGCAATAATAGTATGGGAGATGTGGCTAGAAGCTCCTCTAAGAGATCACGTAGAGCTCAGGCTCGTGCCATGGTACAAAACACAAAAAGAAAAAGTAAAATCTTTGATGAACAGGATTGTGTCTAAATGATGTGGGGTCCTGTAATTAGTGTTGTTAGTTCTGTATTAGACAGAGTTATTCCTGATAAGAATGCTAAAGAAAAAGCAGCACAAGAAATTGAAAAGGCTCTTATAGATAATGCAGCTCAGCTTAACTTAGCTCAAGCAGAAACAAATAAAGTAGAAGCATCACATAGATCAGTATGGGTAGCAGGTTGGAGACCATGCTTAGGATGGGTAGCTGCTTTAGGATTTGCCTGGGTATTTGTATTACAACCTTTAGTTATGTGGATGATTGCATTGTCTGGTGTAGAAGTTCCACTACCAGAGTTTCATACAGATGCACTACTTGAATTAACATTTGCTATGTTAGGTCTTGCAGGACTTAGAACTTATGAAAAGCAGAAAGGTATATCTAAGTAATGGCTGAAAAAGATTCACGATTAAAACGAGCAGGAGTATCAGGTTATAATAGACCTAAGAAAACTCCAGGACATCCTACTAAGTCTCATGTGGTTGTAGCTAAAGTAGGAAATAAAGTTAAAACAATTCGCTTTGGACAACAAGGAGTTAAAGGAGATAAAGGTAAAGGTAACACTGCTAGAAAAAGATCTTTCAAAGCTAGACATGCTAAGAATATTTCTAAAGGAAAAATGTCCGCAGCATACTGGGCAGATAAGGTGAAATGGTAATGAGTTTAGTAAAGAACATTAATAAAAGAAAAAAAGCCGGTACTAGTAGAAGTAAAAAGAAATCTACTATAAGTGCTAAAGCATATAAAGATATGCAAAATAACTGGGGTAAAAAGAAAAAGAAAAAATAAATGAGTCAGATTGACCAAATCAGAGAAGCAGCAGAAAATGATCTGCTAACTTTTATACGACTTGTAGCACCTCACTTAATGTTAGGTGCAGTTCATGAAGAACTAATACAATGGTGGTGTAGGCAAGATGCTAAAGATAACCAACTTGTATTACTTCCTCGTGGACATATGAAGAGTAAACTTGTAGCATATAGAACAGCTTGGTGGATTACTAAACATCCAGAAACATCAATACTATATGTGTCAGCTACTGCTGACTTAGCTGAAAAACAGTTATATGCTATTAAACAAATTATAGATAGTTCAATATACAGACGTTACTGGGCTGACATGATTCACCCTGAAGAGGGTAAAAGAGAAAAGTGGGCTGTTGCAGAGATTGCAGTAGACCATCCTAAACGTAAAGAGGAAGGAGTAAGGGATGCTACTTGTAAAGCTGTTGGGCTTACTAGTAATACTACTGGCTTCCACGCTGATGTTGTTGTGCTTGACGATATTGTTGTACCAGGCAACGCTTATACTTCGGAAGGACGAGAAAAAGTTGAAGCAGCTTACTCTCAATTGGCTTCCATTGAAAACCCTGGTGCTTTTGAGTGGGTTGTTGGCACTCGTTATCATCCTAGAGATATATATGATACAATGGTTAACATGAAAGAAACCCTTTATGATGATGATGGTGAGTTAGAAAAAGAAGAACCAGTATATGAATTGTTCCAAAAAGTAGTAGAAACAGAAGGTGAGTTTCTTTGGACTAAACAAAAACGTAGCGATGGTAAGTCATTTGGATTTGATGCAAGAGAACTTGCAAGGATTAAAGCTAAGTATATAGATCAGACACAATTCTATGCTCAGTATTATAATGATCCTAATAGCACAGAGACTGCTAACTTAAATGCAGAAGACTTTCAATATTATGATAGAGCAGTCTTACAAAATAAAGAGGGAGATTGGTATATAAGAGATCGCAAGTTAAATGTATACGCAGCTATTGACTTTGCTTTCTCTTTACGTAAACAGGCTGACAGTACAGCTCTAGTAGTTATAGGTGTAGACCACCAAGCTAATTACTATGTATTAGACATAGATAGATTTAAAACAGATAGGATTGTAGATTACTATGATCACATTCTTAGAGCTTGGGAAAAGTGGGGATTCAGAAAACTACGAGCTGAAATAACTGTAGCTCAACAAACAATTGTTAGAGAGCTTAAAGAAAGTTATCTTAAACCTAATGGCATACCTCTTGTTATAGATGAGTTCAGACCTACTCGTCACTTAGGAGATAAAAACCAACGTATCAATGCAGTGTTAGAACCTAAGTATCATAACAAACAGATGTGGCATTATAAAGGTGGTAATTGTCAACCTTTAGAAGAAGAACTAAGCATGAGACATCCACCTCATGACGATATTAAAGATGCACTGTCGAACGCTGTAGCTATCTCTATAGTACCTAGACAACGATCAACAGGATTTGCAGTAAGCAATAGCAATGTAATAACACACTCTCGTTTTGGTGGAGTAACTTACTAAGGAAAATATATGGCAGGTAAAGTCGCACATTTTGAAAAAGCAGTTAATGCAGATACAATGGCAAGAAATCTTGCAGCTCTGTATAATCAATGGTGGATTCAAAGACAAAACAAAGAATCAGAGTGGAGAGAGTTACGTAACTATTTATTTGCTACTGATACTACTACAACATCTAACTCAGGTTTACCCTGGAAAAATAAAACAACACTACCTAAACTAACACAGATTAGAGATAACTTACATGCTAACTACATGGATGCTTTATTCCCTAATGATGACTGGATGAAATGGGAAGGTGCTACACTAGAAGATAGCTTTGCAGCTAAACGTAAAGCTATTCAAGCTTATATGAAAACTAAAGTTAAAGAGTCTGGCTTTAGAGAAACAATAGCACAACTTGTAGCAGACTATATTGACTATGGTAATTGTTTTGCAGATGTTCAATATGTAAATGAACAGCATGTAGATCCTATAACAGGAGAAACAATTACTACTTACAATGGTCCTAAAGTAGTTCGTATATCTCCATTTGATATTGTATTTAATCCTACAGCTCCTAGCTTTGCAGAAGCTCCTAAGTTTACTAGATACATTAAATCAGTTGGTGAATTAATGACTGACATAGAAGAAAGACCTGATCTTAACTATGATCAAGCTGCTGTAGACCGTGCTTTAGAAATAAGAAACTCTTTATCTCAATTTAAAACAGAAGATATTAACAAGTCAGAAGCTTATGTAGTAGATGGTTTTGGATCTTTACAAGAGTATTATCAGTCAGGTTACATTGAAATCTTAGAGTTTGAAGGTGACTATTATGATACAGTAGAAGGTAAGTTACATAAAAATAAAATTATAACTATTATTGATAGAAGTTATATTGCTAGAGTTATTGACAATCCTTCTTATATTGGTAGAGATTCTAAACATCATGTAGGTTGGAGAAAAAGACCTGATAACTTATATGCTATGGGTCCATTAGATAACTTAGTAGGTTTACAATATCGTGTAGATCATTTAGAGAACTTAAAAGCTGACGCTTTAGACTTAACTATACATCCACCATTAAAGATTACAGGAGATGTAGAACCATTCCAATGGGGTCCTGAACAAACAATTCATATTCCTGAAGATGGTAATGTAGAGGCTATGCCTCCTAATGCTGCTGCATTCCAAGTTAACAATGAAATTGCAGCTATATTAAACATTATGGAAGAAATGGCAGGAGCTCCTAAAGAAGCTATGGGCTTCCGTACTCCTGGTGAGAAGACAGCATTTGAAGTTCAACAACTACAAAACGCAGCTTCACGTATCTTCCAGAATAAGATTAACCAGTTTGAAATTGAGTTCTTAGAACCAATTCTAAACACTATGCTTGAAGTAGCTAAACGTAATATGAACTTACCTGAGCTTGCTAAAGTAATGGATGATGACTTTGGTGTTACAGATTTTATATCTATTACTAAAGAAGACTTAACATCTCGTGGTAAAATTAGACCTATTGGTGCTAGACATTATGCTGCTAGAGCACAGTTAATGCATAACATGTTAGTT